TATACCAAAGATCCTAAAATACAATTTAGTTTTGATGGATGTTATAATTATGATAGATTGAAGAAAGAGGGTTTGATTGATGACTGAACTTAAAGATTGGTTAAATTCAATCAATCAGACGAAGCAACATCTGATTGACGAAGACCCTTCACTTGAGAAGGATTATGCACCTTATATTATCAATCGCTGCCTTTCGGGGCATATTGAGTGTATTATGTTTGCAAATGAAATGAATATGAATCATTTCCTCCCAAAGAAGATGCAATATGACTTTTATATAAATAGTCTGAGGAAAAAGAAGAGATATTCTCCCTGGCTCCGACAAGATAAAATCAAAGATCTTGATTATGTCAAACGTTATTATGGATATAGTAATGAGAAGGCAAAACAAGCTTTGAGGATTCTTACAAAAGAACAACTAACATTTATTAAATCGAAATTTGAAACTGGAGGAACAAAATGAGTGTCGTTCAAGAACCTGAAGTGAAGTGGACGCCCGACCAAATGGTGGAAGTGATTCTCAATGAACCTGATGATTTTCTTAAGGTTCGTGAGACTTTGACCCGCATCGGAGTTGCTTCAAGAAAGGAAAAGAAAATCTATCAGTCTTGCCATATTCTACACAAGCAAGGTAGATATTATCTCGTTCACTTTAAGGAACTGTTTGCTCTGGATGGCAAACATGCAAACCTGACTGTGAATGATGTTCAGCGTCGTAATCGTATTGTTCAACTAATTGCCGATTGGGGTCTTATTACCATTGTAGATGTAAAGAAAATCCAAGATATTGCTCCTTTGAATCAAATCAAAGTTCTTGCTTATAAGGACAAGGGAGATTGGATTCTAGAGACCAAGTATAATATTGGTGCTAAGAAGAAAAAGGTAGAGGATGCCGAATGAAAAAGAGCGGGTTTTACACCCGCCTTTTTTGTAAGAAGTATTATAATTATATACGGATGCCGTAAGGGTCCACAAAACACAACCTCGCTTTTAAAGGAGCTACTATAATGACTAACCTTGCAACCTCGCGGTTTACATCTGCGGATTTGCCTGCCTTAATGGACAGGATTACTCGTCATAGCATTGGAATGGATGAGTATTTTGATCGTCTATTTAATCTTCACGAAACTACATCTAATTACCCACCTTATAATCTTGTACAAGTAAGTAATGTGGAATCAAAATTAGAACTTGCACTTGCTGGATTTAAGAAAAAAGAAGTCTTTGTCTATACTCAAGACGGAAAACTTTTTGTGGAAGGGCAAAAAGAAGATAAAGAAACAGAAACCAATTACGTTCATAAGGGATTGGCGCAAAGATCCTTTAAACGAGCATGGACACTTTCTGATGATACTGAAGTTAAGTCAGTTGATTTTGAGAATGGTCTTTTGGTGATTACTCTTGGTAGAATTGTCCCAGAACATCATAAGAGGAAAGACTATCTCTAAATAAAAGAAAAACTCAAGATGAAGACATATTCGGAGTTTATTCAGATTGTCCAGGAAAAAGTTGGTGATTTTGGAAATCCTCCACTCCCAACTCCAGAAAACTGTTATGGTAAAACTGTTAAATATGCAATGGCACCTGGCAAAAAAGTCTGCGCTTTTAAAAGAAAGCGTGAATGATAAATAATATTGAATATCGTCGGCGCGGGAAGTCCCTGGCAAAATCCAGGTTGACTTCCCCATTTTTTTGCCCTATAATGATCGGAGGAATAATTGAAAATATGTCAATCAAATTAGCACTTTTAAAATCAGGCGAAACAATTATTTCCGATGCCAAAGAACTGATTTCTGATGAAAAACTTTGTGGATATTTATTTACTAATCCACATAAAGTAGAAGTGAGAAAAACTATGCTCTTGGTTGAAGAAACCGAAAATCCAAAGGGGGACTTGGAAGTATCATTATCACCATGGATTATTTTAACCAGTGACAATCAAATTCCAGTCCCACCAGATTGGGTTGTTACAATTGTTGAACCAATTAAAAATATAAAAGAAATGTATGAGGAGAAAGTAAATGGAGAAAGCAATCAAGTGTCTTTTACTGAAAGTTGATAATGTAATTATCACTGAAATTATTGAAGTTGGTTCTGAACTTGGAGAACCAGATTGTAAACTTATTAATCCATTCAGAATTGATATGGAAGGTAATCTTACTCCTTGGCCCGATATAACGGACCAAAGAGAAATGATGATCCACTCTGATAGTATTTTAACCATTGTGGATCCAAAAAAAGAAATTATTGAAAAGTATCTTGAATTAACTGCCTGATGTCGCTTCGTTTTTACACCAACGTTCAAATGGTCGGGGATCACTTCTTGGTTCGTGGTTATGAAAATGGTAAACATTTCATGACTCGTGAGAAGTTTTACCCGACTCTTTTCGTCCCCTCAAAAAAGAATACTCAGTATCAAACACTAAATGGTGAATATGTTGAAGCAGTGCAACCTGGTTCGGTTCGTGACTGTCGTGAATTTATTAAGAAGTATGATGGTGTAGAAAACTTTAAAATTTATGGAAATACTTATTATATCTACCAATATATCTCAGAAAAATATCCAGAAGAAGAATTAAAGTTTGATACTAACAAAATTAAACTTACTACATTGGATATTGAGGTTGCGTCAGAAAATGGATTTCCTGATGTAGAATCTGCTGCTGAAGAAGTTCTTCTGATTACAATACAAGATTATGCTTCTAAGAAGATTCGTACTTGGGGTCTAGGTCCTTTTCAGAATAAACAGAAGAATGTAGAATATCGTTCTTTTTCAACAGAATACGATTTACTCTCCGACTTTATCCACTGGTGGATGATTGAAGACAATACTCCAGAGGTTGTCACTGGTTGGAATATTGAATTGTATGATATTCCATACCTTGTTCGTCGTCTTGATAGAGTTCTAGGTGAAAAGTTAATGAAGCGTATGTCTCCTTGGGGTCTTGTAACTGAGGATGAGATTTATATTTCTGGACGTAAGCATATTTCTTATGATGTTGGTGGCATTACTCAACTTGATTATTTAAATCTTTATAAAAAGTTTACTTACAAAGCACAAGAATCGTATCGACTTGATTATATTGCAAGTGTTGAATTGGGTCAAAAGAAACTTGACCACTCTGAGTTTGATACCTTCAAAGATTTCTACACAAAAGGTTGGCAGAAGTTCGTAGAATATAACATTATTGACGTAGAACTTGTTGACCGTATGGAAGACAAGATGAAACTGATTGAACTTGCAATTACGATGGCATATGACGCAAAGGCAAACTATGCAGATGTATTCTCTCAGGTTCGGATGTGGGATACGATCATTTATAATTACCTGAAGAAGAGGAATATTGTAATTCCTCCCAAAGAACGTTCTGATAAGGATTCCAAGTATGCTGGTGCTTATGTAAAGGAACCAATTCCTGGTGTGTATGATTGGGTGGTGAATTTCGATTTGAATTCTCTATACCCCCACCTGATTATGCAATACAACATCTCCCCAGAAACTTTGGAGGAACAGCGTCATCCTTCAGTAACTGTAGATAAGATTCTGAATCAAGAAATTGATTTTGAACCTTATAAGGATTATGCAGTTTGTGCTAATGGTGCAATGTATCGTAAAGACGTTCGTGGATTTCTTCCCGAACTGATGGAGAAAATCTATAAAGATCGCACCATCTATAAGAAGAAAATGATTGCTGCAAAGCAAGAATATGAGAAGAAGAAAACCAAAGAACTGGAAAAGGAGATTGCAAGGTGTAACAACATACAAATGGCGAGGAAGATTCAACTTAATAGTGCTTATGGTGCTATTGGTAATCAGTATTTTCGTTATTTTAAACTAGCAAATGCTGAGGCAATTACTCTTTCTGGACAAGTTTCAATTCGTTGGATTGAAGAAAAAATTAACAAGTATTTAAACAAAATTCTTAAAACAAATGATGTTGACTATGTTATTGCTTCAGATACTGATTCTATCTACCTTAATATGGGTCCTTTGGTGGAAACTGTATACAAGGGAAGAGAAAAAACTACTGAGAGC